GATCAACACGTTTCTGTGGATGCCCTCAAATTTGAACACAATGTTTATTTGAGGTGCTTTCCAGCATTGAGACATAAGAAAGATCTGGCTAAACTCTTATCCTGGCAGCTCAAAAATAAGTGTAGTGGGTTTACGTGCAATGGTAAACTGAGGTACACTATCCATGGTGGTAGAATGAGTGGAGATATGAATACCAGCCTCGGCAATTGTCTCCTTATGTGTTTAATGGTTTACGCATATGCGAAATCATTAGGCGTTAAGGTACAATTGGCCAATAACGGGGATGATTGTGTTGTTTTCATGGAGCAACACAACCTCCCTAGATTTATGGCTGGTTTAGATTCATTTTTCATTGCATTAGGGTTCAACATGGCAGTTGAACAACCCTGTTTGTGTTTTGAGGAGATAGAATTTTGTCAAACTAAGCCCGTTTTCGTAGGTCCTAACAATGATGATTACATCATGGTTAGGCATCCGAAGTGGGCTATTGCCAAAGATACCGTCTCTATCGACCAATGGACAAATGAGAAAATGTTCAAAGGTTGGTTGCATGCAGTAGGTACCGGCGGCCTGTCTATGACAGGTCGTGTGCCCATATTCCAAGAGTTTTATACCATGTATTTAAAATCCGGCGTATTGTATAGTAAAGTGGGTTTGGTGCAGAGCTGGGGAGTACGTTCCCTTGCTCGTGATATGGACCGAGGTTATGGCGGTATTTCGGCCGCTACGAGAGCCAGTTTTTATTGGGCTTTCGACGTAACCCCCGATGAGCAGCTAGCAGTTGAAAGATATTATAAAGAATCTACAATTGTGACACCGCTCCGGAAACGGGGAGTGCGTTACCAACGTCAATTGCCGCTTTAGCCGTAAGGCAAGACCGAAAAGTCTATAAACTATCGTGGGGCGGACTTCCTTTTATGGTAGCACTGCCCCTATTGGGTCCTGGGTGTTAAATTGACCAAAATCAGCAGCGCTGTGCTAACAAGAAAGCCAAGAGACTGCACGGACCAGCCCCCTGTGGGGGCGCCCAGGATGTACAGTCCCGGTTCATACTACGGCATCCAATACAAGTATGAGAAAGAATGTTATGAGAAAGGGTAAGGCCGCGCCCAAGAAGGCGGCCAGAGTGAGAAAAGGAA